TGTTTATCTAACATTCTTGAGGAAGAAAAAGGATAGTCTATTTCAATAATGGTTGATTCAAAGTATTCTCTCCATTCTTTTGGTAAGTCGCAATCACAGATAATAAATCCTCTCTCTCCTTTCGCAATATTCTTAATTCTTTTAAAATCTCTTTGTGTTCTTTCTTGTGTGTTGAATTGTTCATCATCTCTAAATTCTCTATTCTGTTGTCGTTCTTCACTCCATTCTTGTGATGAACCACTTCCTCTCTCTTTAATGGTCTGTTCAGATAAGTTGCCATTATTATTCTGTGTTCTGGAATACCCTCTTTGTTCGTCATTTGTTTTGCTAAAATCTTCTGGGAAGGTGTTAATTCTTGAATATTGAGATACTTGTATCCCCTGCTCATCCATCCCCCTTTGTATATTGGATTCTCCTTTCCATATTTCCTTATTCTGTTCTTGCTCATTAAATTCCTTGACTTTTGGGTTTGTTTCTTCCCCCACATTGGATGATTCTTTCCTTTGTATCTCACTTTCAGATGTTGGTTGTAACATTTCCGACTGCAATATTTTCCACGATTTCCCTTCTTCTTGCAAGGATAAACCTGAAATTTCTTTTTGCATTTTAAACATATATTCGTTTCCATAGTATATATTTAACAAAGGAATTAAGTTTATAAAACTTTCCTTTAAAGTATATACTTGTTGATAACTCTTTTCTAATATGATATTTGCAGGAAATCTTCCATTTTCTATGGTTGGTTGGACTATATCTTTTCCAGTTATTCCTAATTTATATATGTTTTCTCTTGTTTGTTTAAACCCTACTTGAGCATTTTTTACATCCTTTTCCCCCTTAAATCCAATTCTACATTCATCAATATTAATTCCACCAGTTCCCCATTTCAAAACATTCAAAGCGACATTCTTTTCAGATAATGGTTTTCTTGCAACAACAATAGGTTCAACTGCTGGTTTTAATGCAGTTCCCCAACCTTCCCATTCGGAAGTGCCTTTGGTTTCTTTTCTTAATCCATTTTCTAATTTATATTCAGATAAAAATTTAACATTATCATTTGCATCAGAAATGTTACCTGTTGCTTTTCTTATATGTCCATCTGCATAAGGATTTTTAAAAACAACTTCTCTTTCATTCCCCTGCATCTTATCTACCGCCTTACCTATATTCAAAGATTTCGGAAATCCTGAACCATATACCCACATAATTGTATCTCTTATTTCAAATCCAGCATCTTCTATTCCACAAGTCATTCTATGATATGTTCTTGTTCCACCAAAAGATAAAAGAAATCCTCCCGGTTTGAGAACTCTTAAACATTCTTTTGCCCAATTCATAGAAAATATTTGAAACTCATTTTTTTGTTCTAATGTCCATATATAATAAGCAGGAGGAGTTTTTTCTCCTCTTTGATAAGGAGTATTTCTATTTTCCATAGTTCCTCCACCTATATTTTCTGCATTTTTGAATTTATCCCAATCTTTTCCCATAAATTCTAAACCATAAGGTGGGTCTGTAATTATTGCATCTACACTATTATCTGGAAGTTTCTTTAGTTCTTCAATACAATCACCTTGATATATTTTGTTTGTTTCTAACATTTTCTTTTCTCCTTAGATACTCCACCCTTTAGGGTGTGAGAGTATGTCATTTTTTACCTTGTTTAAACATATTTTACTACAAACTCCAATTAGATTCTTTTTAGTATATTCTTCTATTAATTTTAAATTACTTTCTTTTTGATTGTTTGGACCACTAGATAATTTAGGATAATCTCCATAAGTCTTATGCATTATTATTTTAGCTGGATTACCACAAAAACAAGTAGTATTTAAATATTTTAATATATCTTTTCTATGTCTTTCTACAAATCTTCTTTGATTCCATATTTCTGTATTCTTTTTATAATTATTTAATGTATTAATCTTTTGTCTATCTTTATTATTTTTATACCAATTTTTGAATCTAGTTCTATTTGTTTGTTTGAATTCTTCATTATCTTTTAATCTAGTATGTCTTTTTTTAGCAGCAAATCTATTCCTACAAATATCATTACAGAACTTTCTTTTAGGATTTAGTTGTTTAGTTCCTTCTTTCATATCTAGTTCTTTGTTACAATATAAGCAATATTTAGTTTCCATTTTATTTCTCTATGTATTTTAAATAAGAATAAAATAGTTCTCTATTTTCTACTTTATCCCTTATACTTCTACATTCTTTATCATATTCATTCATATATTCTAAATATTTATCTCTTACTTCACTTTTAGGTTTGTTCTTTAACATGGCAATCTTAACATTAATTAATTTTTCTAGTATCATGTTCATTAATTAGTCCTTTTTTAATTGTTCGTTTAGTTCTAGATTATTACTCTTGTTTTCTAACTTGTTTTTATGAACATTTATAATCTTGCTTATTGCTCCTATTGAAAGTCCAGACCGTTTATTTATTTCTCTGTAACTTAATCCTTGATTATATAAATCTAAAATTATCTTAATTTTATTTGTATGTACTTTTGGTCTACCCCATTTCTTACCTTTATGATTCTTAAAAGCTATTTTAACTCTTTCAGACTTTCTTTCACTTTCCATTTCTGCAATACTTCCAATTAATCCTAATAAGAAATCTTGTATAGTTCTTCCTAAAGAACCTTCAATATTTATAGCTTCTAACCATGCTTCTTTAACTGAATGTAATTTAACTCCATAGTTTCTTAAAATTATTACATCCTCAAGTAATGTATCTCTGTTCCTTACCCATCTATCCATTGCCCAAACTATAACTGCTTGAATTTCACCTTTACGAGCCATTTGAACAACTTTCTCATAATTAGGTCTAATTATATTTTTAAACCCAGAAAGTTCTTCTTGGAGGACTTCTAGTACCTCATAACCTCTATTTTTAGCAAACCTAAGACATTCTTCTTTTTGATTCTCTGGATTTTGTTCTTTAGTACTTGTTCTCAAATAAATTACTGCTTTCATAATATTCCTCCTAAACTCAAAATAAACTTGTCTAAGTTACTTGTAATCAAATAATTATTATCATAACACCAAAGACACCACCAAGTCATTAAAAATATACCTAACATTGCTCTACTAAAATCAATTACATCTAATTTTCTCATTATTCTCCCTATTACATTTACTTTTGTAATTCATATACATATAAAATGCTTCTCTATTATGAACTTTATCACATATAGTTGGTTCATCTAAGTTATCATAATCTTCCATATACTTATTCCATTTCTTATTAACTGTTTCCAAATCTTCTTTCCTTGCTATTGATAATCTAAATTCTAATCTTGATTTAAAGTGTGTCATCTTTTTTCATACCTCCGAAAAAATCTGCTCTCCATATATATCTATAAAATAAATAAAATAATAATAATGGAAGAACTAATGTTAATAAATATCTATAAATCTCTTTCATTCTTCTCCTCCTGTGTAAGTTACAATAAATTCTCCTGTTTTATTATCAATAGCAAAAAAAGATAAATGATATTTCCCAAAGTGTAATCCAGCATCTACTCCTTTCATTTGTTGATGTTCATAACATTCAAATATTTCACTTGCACAACCTACACATTTCATATATTGTTTAAGAGTTTTCATCTTAAATTACTCCTTATTATTCTCTTTGTGAAATTTATCTGAGTTAAGCAATCATGGAATGTTGAATAACAAACTTGTTGAACACAATGTCCTTCATCTTCTTGTATAAACTTTCTTATTTCTTCCATTGTTGGATAGTATTCATATGTGAATGTGGGGGTTTTAGTTTGTGTCATTTTTCTTGGGATGCCTCCAATAACTTTTCTCCTATTGTTCTAATTACATTTACTGTAACAGCATTACCCATCATCTTGTATCTTTGAGTATCCGAGAAACCTTCTGTCCAGTTGTCTGGAAAACCTTGAAGTCTTTCACATTCTAGGGGAGTAAGACGGCGGATTTTTCCAGTTAAACTTGCTATATCAAATGCTTGTCTTGCTGTTACATTTTTACCAAATACGTGTGCATTTTCTGTAGTTATTGTGCTTGTAATTATATTGGGTTGTCTATTTCCACCTTGTGCTGTATTTAATGTTGGTGATATACCATCTACCGCATAGATTCTATCATTTGAATGTCTTGGGTTGTTAAGTTGAGATATTCTCCCAGACGATTTATTGCTTTCTCCGATAGGAAATACTTTTCGTTCGGGGATTCCTCCAAGATGTCCGACAATGAACACTCTTTCCCTATTCTGTGGGACTCCGAAAAACTTGCTGTTAAGAACCATCCATTGAACACCATACCCCAATTCTGAAAGCGTTTGAATGATGATGGAGAAAGTTTCCCCTTTGTTGTGATTGAGTAACCCCTTGACATTTTCAAGGAAAATAATTTTAGGTCTTTTAACTTCAATAATTCTTGCAATCTCAAAAAAGAGTGTTCCTCTGGTATCATTGAAACCTCTCCTTTTTCCAGCAATTGAGAATGCCTGACAAGGAAATCCTCCACACAACATATCAAAATCTGGAAGTTCTCTTGGATTGATTTTGGTTGCGTCTCCGAAGTTTGTAATTCTTGGAAATCTTTTGGAAAGGAGTTCTGAACAGTATTTGTCAATCTCGGAGAATCCAACACATTCTCCTTTATCTTCAAGTCCAAGTTCAAATCCTCCGACCCCGGTGAACATTGAGAAATATCTGATTTTACCATCGTTCATTTTCTAAATATCTGCCCTCCTTATTATGTTTACAAAATACTAATCTTCTTCTTGCTTCTTCAATATTACCTCTATCTTTGGGTATTTCTCTCTTACAGATTGCACATTTTCTTTCCATTTAAAAAATATATTCATC